ATAGCTTTTGATCCAGTAAACTGGGTAACTATGGGGGCTGGTGCTCTTGTTCCTAGGATTGGAATTGGGGCTTTTAAGGGTTTAAAAACAGGGAGTGGTGTCGCTAGGGGTATTGCTACAGCGGCGAAATCAGGAGTCCTTGAAAAAGCCACTACAGTTGGAAAATTTACTCCGTTTTTTAAAAAAACAGAGGCTTTTGAAAAACTGGGTAAAGCTTCTCTTAAATCAACTGATGAGTGGGAAAAATTAAGCGGGATGGATGCCTTCAGTATGGTTAAGGATAATAAGGGTTTGATAAGTTCTGGGGTTCATATGATGGGGTTGGATACGTTATTTAATAAAGCCATTGAAGTAACTCCAGGAGCAAAGGATTTTTTACAACACTTTATATATGATCCAATAGATTGGATTCGTCAAGCTCGTTATGTGGATATAGTGAGGCGGTCTCTTGGTAGTAAGATTGATAATGTTGATGAGGCAGTTCGTGCTGCCGCTAGGGATGAATCCACCGCTCCTTTTATGAAAAAGATTGAAGCGCAAATAGAAACCAAAAAAAAGGAAATGGAAATAAGGCCCAAGGAGGCTATTCTATCAGTGGATACTGATGCTTCAAAAAACCTACCCTCTGATAATGAGATTTCCGCCACAATGGTAGATTTAGAGAGAAAGGGTTTGGATCGGGAAAAAATAGCCAAGAATTCAAAAATAGTAACAGATGATTTTGCCGATGCCGCTGATATTAGCAATGATGTTGATGATGTTTTTGTTTCAGGAGATGCAACTGAAAATGCCCGCAGGCTTGCCATACAGGGTGCACTTGACAAGGCCAATAAACAGATTGGTGGCAATATTTCTTTGGAAGAATTATCTAAGATAATGGATTCCATGTCTATGAATCAGGCAACGGGTGTGAAATGGTTTGATGATTTTACAAAAAAAATTCGTGATTTTACTATTCAGGTAGATAAGAATAGTGACAAGGTTATAAAAGTAGGGAAGAAAGGATGGGATTGGTATGACAGAGGAATGGCTATTTTCCGCATAGCCAAGGTGGCTGCTTCTCCTTCGGCCTGGATGAATGCTGTCGTAGGTAATTTAGTAATGACTCATATGGCTGGGGGCAGTATTGGTCCAGGATTTCTTAAGCGTTTAAAACAATCAGCTAGGTTATATTATCTTGATGATTCCAATATTGCATCATTATTTGACGATTATTTGGGTAGGGCTGGGGGTTTGGCGAAGGGTGGAGATCTTGTTCGTATGGATATGTTTGAATTCCCAACTGCTTATAGAACTACAATTGGAGGTTATGCCTACGTAGGAGATCCTCTTTCCGGTACTCCGGGTATGGCTAAATATGCTGCCAAGAAATTGTCTATACTTGCCAAGGAGGGCGGTGTTATTACTAGGTCATTAGATGTGAAGGAAATGAGTAGTGTGTTAGCTGATGTTGCGATGAAAAAACAACAGATAAAGACAGAAGCTTTAAAACTTGAAATGAAAACTGTAAAACTTGAAGAAAAGGAGGCGGGATTAATTGCTGAAAGTAAGGCAACCAAATCTGCATTTGGAGCAACTAGGGATTCAATACGCAAACAAGAGGAGGCTTATATAAAACTTCATCCAGATGATCCAGATCTTGTTAATTTTAAATATTCTGGTGGAGCAGCCGGCACTGGGTTGTTTTCCCAAGAAGTTCTTGAGCATAGGGTTAATAGACAAATGTTGGATTGGATAGCCAATAAGACTAAAGAAAATCCAAACAACTTATCATGGAGGGCACTTAATTTTGTTTTTAATAAGGCCCCAGAAGGTTATGAAAAAGTTGATCAGTCATTTAAAATGGCGACTATTCTTATGGCAACGCATGATGGATATACGATGAATGAGTTGCGTAGAATATCACAATTAGTTGATATAAATCCAGAGGAATTAATTAAATATGCGAATACTAAGGGAGATTCTTATGCAGAATTATTGCACAAGACAGAATCTGATCATGTATTTACTAATCAGTTTTTATATCGTTTACCTCCAAAAACCGCACTTGAATTGGCAAATGTAATGTATTTGAATTATGCTGCCATGCCGGGGGCTGTTAAGGTTTTAAGAAATATGCCAATATTTGGATCTCCCTTTGTTTCTTTTATGTATGGCATGGCTTTGAAAACCGGTCAGACTATAGTTCATAATCCAGCAGCCTTTAATAAAGTAAACCTTGCGATGAACGAGTTTGGTGGGACAAAGACTCCTTTGGAGAAAAAGGCCCTTGAAACAAGCTTTTATTCATATTTAAAACAACCCGGGATGTATCGTATTCCGTTTTTTGATAAAAATCCGAATTATATAAACATGTCAAGTATGATTCCGTATTATTCTTTAAACATGTTTAATCCAACACAAACCACTTATGGAAATTCCGCTAGAGAGAATTTGGTAAAGATTTTTCAAGCATCTCCAATTTTAAAAGATCCAGTTGGAAGTGTAATGTTTGATTATTTTATTACACCGTTAATTCTTGGAGAAGCAATTCGTCCACAAGGCCAATTTGGCCAACCAATATACCCTATAGATGCCAATCTTTTGGAAAAAATGGGATATGCCACAAGGACCTTTGGAGAGGCGTTTGTTCCTAATATTGCGGCTCATGCGGGGCTTGTAACTGGACCAATAGCTCCAGGATTGACTGATTATATTCCAAGTTATCGCTGGAGACAATTGGCTATGGCTACTCAGGGTAAGAGTCAATTAGGTAAGTCTGGTAAAGAGGATCCGGTTAAACGTTCAGTGCGCACGCTTGCTAATTTGTGGGGTGTCCCATGGCAAGCTTCTGTAAATACGAATTTTATTAATAAATAAAAAAAATATATGGATCAAATGCAACCACAACAAGGAGTAGGTAACCCAGTGGAGGGTATGCCACAGGTTCTACCACAGGGTGGTATGCCTGGTGATCAACCAATATCCGAGGAACAACGACAGGCTCTTTTGGAAATGATAAAAAAGGTGAAGGGGCAAATAAGTTCTTTTAATGCTACTAAATTTGCATCAGGGAACAAAACAGAGGAGTTGAGGAATAAACTTTTGCAACAAGTTTTTGAAAAACTTCAGAGAGCGGGAGTGGATCTTTCTAGTCAGGAGTCTGTGTCGGCTTTTATTATGAAGTTGCAGCAAGATAATCCAGAACTGGCGGCTATGTTTGAAAAGGCCATGGACACTCTTTTGGGTACTCCTGAGGGGGGCTCAATGGAAACACCACAAGATCCAAATGCTATGATGCCACAAGAGGGGATGCCGGAAAATAATATGAATAATATAGCTCCAGATGAAACAATACCTCAAGGTTAATGAGGATATCTGCGATATGGAAGATTGGGAAAAATATAGAAAATATTTGGGATCAGCAGATGGATCATTAGATGAATTAATTATAAATTTTAGGTCTTTTTATAAAGAGGCTCATTTGGCCTTTTTTAATTCGGTGGTAAAAGAAGTTTGGCTTGAACAACAGATAACAGTTAGGGGTGTTCGTCGAAAAAAAAGGATGGGAAATGGGCATTGGGGTGAACTTTCTTTCGGAAAATTTACCAAAATAGCTGTGGGCATGAGTCATCGTGTGCTTACGGCTAGTTTTTGCTTTACGCCTATATCAACCTATTTGATAGATTTTTTTCCAGACTTTTTATTAAATAATCCATTTAAGAATCCAGAAAAGTATCAATATCCTTATAAACATATTACTTTGGATTTCTTGGTTTTTGTTTATCAAATGGATAATCGATTGGAGTTATTAGAAGAAGCTGAGCGAAGACAGATGTCTTATGCGGAATTTATAAACTGGGCGACTAATTGGTTTCTTTGTTACAATATGGATGTAGGACGGGATGTCTATAGTATTGTGGGTGGGAATATTCATTGGTTTCATGTTAAAAAAAATAGTTTAAAAAAGTTTTGGGAAAATGATAAATATAAATTTGATACAAAAAAATGAGTGAGAATACACAGAAAATAAGATTGCGCCCAGTGGTCTATAATACTAATAATCATAAGAAGGGTGCTCAGAACACGGCTCAACAAATGTTTTTATTAAAGGCGTTGCAGATCACACAAGATCCTAAAAAATTAAGGGAGATGATTGGGGTCAAGAGCGTGGCAGAAGTTTATCGGACATTGGATAAGTTGGCCATGAGAAAAGAATATCACGAGGCCTTGTCAAGGGCGGGAATTTCTTTTGATTACATTGCTGGTGGGATTAAAGGTCTTGCTGATTGTGCGGAGAAAGATGATACTCGATTAAAGGCGTATCAAACGCTTTTGAAATCTGTGGGAATGGAAAAATATGATGATTCTGGGGTTGCAACAACCGGAACGTGGGAAGAGGTCTTGCTTAAGAAAATTGAAGAAGAGAAGAAAGATGATGTATTAAAAATTGAAGGTCCAATAAAGTATGAGGTGAAAATTCCAGAAATTCCTGAGTCTGAGAGAATTGCTCAGGAAAATGAAGAAGAATTAACTTCTAGTATTTATGATAGTAAATAAAATTTATGCCAAGTGGAATATATAAAAGAATTAAATCCGTTTCGCTTGAGACCAGAATGAAGATGCGGTTAAAAGCCTTGGGTAATAAATATAGTTTGGGTTTTCATCAGCTTGAAAGCACTATTCAAAAAAGACGTGAAAAACTTTTGGGAAAACCAAGGTCTATTGAAACACGTAAAAAAATAAGTGCCGGTCATATGGGGAAGGTGGTTACAATGGAAACTCGTAATAAAATGAGACTTGTTAATTTGGGTAAAAAATTATCCAGTGAAACAAAAGAAAAATTAAGAATATCTAGTACGGGTAGGCATCATTCCATATTGTCTCGTAAAAAAATGAGTGAAATGAGGATGGGAAAAAATTCTCCAGGATGGAGGGGTGGAATATCTATTTTTAATGAAAGAATAAGGAAGAGTTTGAAATATAAAATATGGAGAGAAAGTATTTTTAATAGAGATAAGTATAAATGTACTTTGTGCCCGGTAGTTGGAGGAAAATTAAATGCTGATCACATAAAACCATTCTCAATAATAATGAAAAAAAATAATATTTTTACATTTGAAAATGCAATGAAGTGTTTTGAATTATGGGATATTAATAATGGCAGAACTCTTTGTTTGGATTGTCATAAAAAAACAGAAACACATGGGAATAAAAAGAAAATATATGAATAGGGATTATTTATCAATAGAAAAACTTTTAGATCCTAAATTTTATTTAGAGTCGTTTGTAAAAATCAAGGGAAAAAATCCAGGATTAATGCCTTTTATTTTAAATCCCGCTCAAATTGATCTTTTTAATGCGTTAAATTACAATTCAAGGGTGATGATTCTTAAGGCTCGGCAATTAGGAATTTCAACGGCAGTAGCTGGTTATTTATATCATATGGCCATAACAACACCGGGAATAAATGTGGCATTGATTGGTTATAATTCCGACTTAACAGCTGAACTTCTTGATAAGGTTAAAACATTTTATAGGACAACACCTGAGTCTATTAAACCTCAGATTCGCTACAATAGTAAATATGAAATTTCATTTCCCGCTATTGATTCGAAGATATTAGTTCTTCCATCTTCAGAAAATGTAGGTCGTGGGTATACCCTTTTTGCGGTTTTGATCACAGAATTGGCCTTTATCGAGAAAGCCGGCGAAAAAATGTTGGCGATCGAAAATGCTGTCCCAGCTGGTGGGAAGATTATTATTGAAAGTACGCCCAATGGGATGGGAAATACTTATCATCGAATGTGGATGGGAGATAATGGTTATGCAAAGCAAAAATACGGTTGGTGGTGGGGATACACCCAGGAGGAAATTGATGTTATTCGTAGGCGCATCAACGATCCAATGAGATTTGCTCAGGAATATGGTTTGGAATTTTTATCCTCAGGTCGTCCAGTGTTCTCATCCTTTCTCATTAAGAAATTACGTAAGGGTGTTTATAAGGTTGATCAAAAGGTCAAAGACGATGAGGGGATTGAATCAGTTGTGACAAAGGATCCGGATGGTACGGTTGTGTATTTTCAACCAAAAGCTGGCAGGCAATATGTTCTAGGGGCTGATGTAGCGGAGGGTATAATTGGAGGAGATTATTCGGTTTTTACTATTTTTGATAGGAAATCGGGAGAAGAGGTGGCTTTCTGGAGAGGATACCTGGTTCCTGAAAAATTTGGCCATCTTATTGACAAATGGGGAAGGTTTTTTAATGATGCTCTTGTTACTGTGGAAATTAACAATCACGGGCTGACTACAGTAACTGCTCTTAAAAATAAACTATATCCGAAACTTTATTTCCGTCCTGTTACAAAAATGGATGTTATGGGTACGAGCTATAGTGACCGTTTAGGCTGGAAAACGACTCGTGTGACCAAACCACTTATGATTGATGATTTGCGGGAGTCGCTATCTGATGACAGTTTTATAATTCATACCGAAAACACCCTAGATGAGATGTTAACCTTTGTTTTTGATGATGACGGCAATATGACCACCCAATCTTCTTTTCATGATGATGGAATTATGGCCTGTGCGATATGCCTACAGGCTTTTAAAGTTCTTTTTGGAGGTAAACTTGATCAAATTGACTACGAAAAACAACTTCCGACCTCATTTTCTTATTAATTTTACAAAATTTAAAGAAAAATAGGGACTTTGCTATACTTTTATCATGCAAAGATACGGAAATACATATTCCCCACGTGATTTTGGGAAAAAAGAAGAAGAACTTCTTCGGCTTTTTTCAATTCAGCGTGATGACGCAAGAAATTACTTTCTTTCGGTTATTAAACCACGCCTAGATCGGTCGTATAAGCTTTATATTGCTTATGGTGGCGACAGACAACGGGAAATAAAAAAGTGGCAATCGAACGTTCAAATACCCTATATTCAGTCGGCCGTAGAAACTATGGTCCCACGTATCGTTGACGCCAGACCGGAGTTTACAGCCATGGGTCGCAATGAAGATGATCAAACTAGGGCGGAGAAGCAAGAAAAGTTGATGGATTATCACTGGGAGCGGGCAGGAATGGATTCTACAAATGAAGATTTTGTCCGGTCTGCCCTTGTTTATGGAAACGGATACTTGCAGGTGAGTTGGAAAAAGGATGTCCGGACTCTTAGATTTTTAAGAAGTAAAGATATCGCCAGCAAGAAATATGTCTGGAAGGAGGAAAAAAGAACTTTTTTTGATGGCCCAATGTGTGAGTGGGTGGATAACTATAATCTTTGGTATGATTGGCACAATACTGCTCGCAAACTCAAACAGTATTGGTTTAAACGTTTAGTTTTGCCAGAATCAGAAATTCGTCGCCGATATCCTATGGCGGATAAAAAAAGATTAGAGATGGCTCTTGCTTCTGCCGGAGGAGATTTAACTGATTATGCGGCAATTAGGCAACAAGTCAGAACTGTTCATCAATATACCACCAAATCTTCAGCAGCGGAAAACAGCACTTCTGGGGCTGATAAATATAATAATACTCAAGACGATTTATTAAAAATGTATGAGGTCTTTGAGTGGTGGAGACCGTTTGATGATGCTTATGCGGTGATTGTGGGTGGAAGTAATGTCCCGATTTTTAAAGATGGCTCCATACCAATCCCCATGGATTTCAAAGAATCTCCCTTTATTGACGCTGCTTATTTGAAAATCCCTGGTGAATTTGAGGGTTATGGCCTTCCCTTGATTTTAGAAAGTCCTCAAATTATGCTCAATTTAGTGAAAAATCAGCGGTTAGACGCCGCTACTCTTTCTATACATAAAATGTGGATTGTTAATCCATTGGCCAATGTTAACAAGGATGAACTGGTGACTAGACCATTTGGAATTATTTATTCTATTGATCCCAATGGGGTTAGGGAAATCCAATTTAGTGATATTAAACCCTCAGCCTACAAGGAAGAAGAACTTTTAAAGGCCGATATGCAATATGCTTCCGGGGTAGATGATTTTTCTCAAGGTATTGGCAGTGGTGGAACTAGTAGTGCAACAGAGGTTCGCCATTTGCGTGAATCCACTCTCGAGCGGGTACGCATGTTTGTTAATCATTTAGGTGATGCCTATTCTGATGTTTTTAGATATTGGATGGACTTGACACGTCAATTATTTACCGAAAAGATGACGATTCGGATTATTGGTGAAAAGGGTCAACCGGAATATCCACTTATTGAAAAAGATGATTTAATGGGTTTTTTTGATTATCGGGCCAAAGTGCTTCCGTCAATTGCCGGACAGGATGAGGTTAAAAAGAAGCAGGATATGGATCTTTATCAATTGCTTATTAATTTACCGTTTATTGATCCTCAGAAACTTACTTCTAGGGTTATTGCCGATTGGGGATGGTCATTGGATGGTGTGACAAAAGCTCAAGAAGACATTGCCGCCGGAACCCCAACTGGGCCGGATGGAATGCCATTGCCACAAATAGGACCTGATGGAAAACCAGTTGTTACATCATCAGCAGGAGCTACGCCTCCAGCAGGAGTTATGACAGCATTGCCAGCGGGAATGCCACCAGGATTAGCGGGAAGCATGCAACCAGGTTTACCAGGTGGACCAATTCCGGGGGGTGGAATGGGTGGTCCGGGTTTCCAAAGTTTAATTCCTCGTTCAGCTTTGCGCAATGTGGTTAGCCATTTAAGGCGGACAGGAGAAACTTATAATAGTGGTGGGAGTAATTATTCGCAATTTGCTAATCCGATAAATCTATTGACTGGGGGAGGAATTCCTCCAACGGTGGCAGGAGTACCAGTGGCTGATAAGAGCAGAAGTTCCGTGATTCCTAATATCGCTGGGCATAATAGAAAAATTGGTGGAAGAGTTGACACCAATGTCCCTTCTCAAAATACTACGAGTATGCAATCGAATATTTTAAATCGGGCGTTTAGTTTGCAGGGTAAAAAATAGCACTGTGTTATATTTTTAATATATTAATAAAAATTTTATGGACATGAATCAAGAATCGGGAGGTGGAATGCCAATGGGAGGTGAAATGCCCATGGGCGAAGGAATGCCAATTGGCGGTGGAATGCCAGCGGAACCAGCAACTCCTCCAATGAGTATGGGAAAAGGTGAGGGTCTTAAACGACAACTCTTGCAAAAATTGATTACCAATCTTCTTAATAAACCGGGAAGAAGTATGCATGAGATGATTAATGGCATTAAAGATGCTGTTAGTGCTTATAAGAATTATGCCAAAGAGTGGGATACTTTGAATGGAATTTCTCCAGACCAGGTAGATCCGGGTGCAGAAGCTATGTCTGCGGCTGCTTCTAGTGGTGGTTCAAGTGATGATATTCGCAAAATGTTGCAGGACATCCAAGCGCAAAAAGGCGCTACTGGTGCAGGAGGCCCAGGAATTGCAATTCCCAAGATGCCCCCATTACCTCCAACAACCGTAAGATATTAATTAAATTAAAAAAATAATATGAATAAGAAAAAAATCGATGAACCAAAGCAGGCAGAACAGGCAGTCTCAAATGTCCGTTCTTACTTTACAAAAGAGATAGTGGATAAGATGTCGGAAATGAGCGCCAAGGAAATGGAATCAACCTTAAAAGCAATGGTAAGTTCTCGTGAATGGATTGCTTTATTGAAATATACCAGCATGCGGACTCCGCTTTTAGATGCTACGCTTCGCTCGACAAATCCTACAGAAAATCCACATATAATTTCTTGGTCTCAAGGAGCGATGGCGGGATTATGCGATATAGAAAATTACATTATTGATTTAAATTCTTCTAAACAAGAGGTCGAAGAAGAGAATACTAATGAGAGTCCGGAGGGAAAAATTTAATCAATTCGGTACTCTGTTATAATAATAATTAATTATATGAATGCAAAAGCATTAGGAATTATAGCCGCTTTAAAGGGCCGCAAGAAAACTGGTAAAAAGAAATCCAGCCTTTTATCCATAGCGGAAAAATTAACAGCCAGAAGAAAAGCTGAGAAAGATGGAAGTGGCGGCTGTGGAAAGAAAAACTAGTTTGAGTTTATAAATAATTAAATATGAATAATATTATGGAAACCCCAAAAACAGGGTCCGCTCCGGCGGGTAGCCCAATCGTTCCTACTCCAAATCCCAACGACATTAATAGTCTTGGAAAGACTCCGCCAGTAGGGGAGACGAATAAGACGGGAGGCGAAAAAAAGGGTATCGATGAAAAAGCCTATGCTGACCTAGAAACCCGACTTGGGTCTCAGGGACAAGAGCTGGGTGAGTATCGCACGTTTTTTCAAAATATAGCGCCGTTACTCGATAAACTTGATCAAGCCCCGGAATTAGTCCAGGCAATAGTCGATGGAAAAGTCGACAAAGAGATTGCCAAAGCTGTTTTGGAGGGTAGGGTTGATGTGCGAGATGCCGCAGTAGTCCAACAAGCTCAGGAAAAGGTTAAGGAAAAAATGGGAGAAAAGGCTTTTGATTTAGCCACCCCAGAAACCGTAACTAAGCTTGTTGAGAAAGAGGTTTCTAAATTCCGCAAGGAATTTGAAGAAAAGGCAGACCTGGAAAGTTTCCAGGAGTATTCGCAAAAGTTTATTGAAAAAACCAAAGACTTTCCGGAGTATGCAGACGAAATTGACAAATGGCTAGATAAACATAATGGTGTGACCGACATTGAGGTCGCCTATTATGCGGTAAAAGGTCAGATGTCAGAAAAGAATGCACAGAAAGCTGCGGAGGAAGCGGCAGCCGAAAGGGCAAAAGAAGTTATGGCTAACGCCTCTGGTGGTGGCCAGACAGCCCAGTTTACTTCAGACGGAACTCCTATCGTCGACAAGTATATCGCAGGACGACCAAACCCAAATTCGTTCCTCGGTAACTAAGAGTTCTAATTAAAATTTAACAGAATATTATGGCTAATTATCCTTATTACACAGAACCGACTCATGATCGCAGTACAACCGTGATCACAGATGGCGGAGCAAGGGATACAGCTGTATCTAGCGCTGAAGGGCGTTTGATTATAGATGCGGTTGATAAAATCTTTTTGCTAGAACCTAAAGTTTATTGGGTTAGTCAATAGTAATATTGAAATAATAGTAAAAGGATTTAGGATAATAAGCAAAAAAAGTAAATTGTTCTTTAAAAATTAAATAAAGTTTAGAAATAATTTAGCTATATGCTGGAAACTCTTGCGTACTTGACAAAATACAAATTTTATCCTACAATGTCAGTATAATAACTAATTCATTACCATAGTGTAAAAATATGAATTTAAAGACAATCAGCAGGCAAGATTATACATTAAATAAAGAATTGGCCTATCTATTGGGTGTTTATTTGACGGATGGATCAATCACTGAAAAGAACTTTCAATTACAAGCTATTGATGAGGATTTTGTTACATCTACTCATAATTATCTAAAAACGATTATTCCAAAAACAAAGTCGTATGTTAGAAAAAGATATGAGATAACCGGATGGAATAAGAATCCTAGATATGTAATTAAGGTCGGTATAGGTGATTTGGCTCCATGGTTTGAAAATATTACCAATAAAAAACATCATTTACCATTTAATATTTGGAAAGCTAATGATGGTTTAAAACGATGGTTTATTGCAGGGATTATGGATGGTGATGGATGGATATCAAAAACTAAACGTCCAAATAGTGAACAATATCAATATAGAATTGGTATTGGTGGTGTGATGGATGGTTGGATAGGTGAATTTCGTGAATTATTAAATAGTTTTTCTGTAAAATGCAATAAGATAGAGCGATTACAGACAAAAGATGGAAAATGGTTTTGTAGATTTCATATTAATCCACAATCATTCTTTAATTCAAAGTTATTTTTTACAATTAAGCGTAAAAAAGAACGATGTATAATAGCCTCAACGACTACACGCTAAACATCCAATTAAATTGGATGAAGATATAGTCTGACCTTCATGGAGACATGGAGAAATGGCAAGTAAAATGCCATGATAACAAAAAGAATAAACATCCGTTAGTATCCCTCTTGACCAATGTTGGAAAAGTTTGGGATGGAAAGGCTTGGACAGGATCAAGCATCATGAAAGCGGTAACAACAAATCCGGAATTTAAATGGTTTGAAGACGTCTATGGTGGTCGTTATGCAAGAGCTGCTACAGCTCAAGCGGCTTCTGCTGGAACTTGCGTCGTGACTGGAGCTGGTTCAAGTTCGGCTTATATTTTCACAATCAATGATGTTGTGAGAAATTCCCGAACAGGCGAAAACTATTTAGTAACTGCGATTGCGGGTGCGAATACAATTACTATCACTAATTCTTATGGTGATACAGCAGCTGCGACAATTGCGGCAGGCGATGGTTTATTTATCATCGGTAATGTAAATTCAGAAAATTCAGGTGCGAGAAATGTCAATACAACTCGCTCAACATCTTGCTCTAACTATACACAGATCTTCAAGACTTCTATTTCAGTTTCTGGAACAGAAAAAGCGGCTGGTCTTTATGGTGGCAAGGATCTTCCTTACCAAAGAGCGAAAAAGGGTACAGAACATGCTCTCGACATTGAAAGAGCGTTCTGGTTTGGACAAAAATTGTCAGAAACTTCTACATATGCTCGCCGAGCTACTGGAGGTGTGGATGAATTTATCACAAGTGGAAGTTCTTATGTCCAGAACCAAGGTGGTCCATTGACAGCGCCGGATCTAAATACCTTCTTAAGAGAAGGATTTACCTATGGGAATACAACAAAAGTGTTGTTTGCCGGTGGTCTAGTTCTCCAAGCGATTAATGAAATTGCCAGAGGTCAGATTGTAACCAAGACTGGAGACACTACTTATGGTGTCAAGATTTCTGAATGGCAGACTGCTTTCGGAACAATCAATATCGTGCATAATCCTTTGTTTGTAGAAGATTTCGCAGGTTGCGCCTATCTTCTAGACATGGAATGCTTCCGATACAGATATATGGATGGTAGAGACACAAAACTTGAATTAAACATTCAAGCCAATGATGTAGACGGTGAAATCGACCAATACATCACAGAAGCTGGTCTAGAACGCAAACAAGCTCCGAGACACGCTTTGCTGAAAGGTGTAACTGCCTAGTTTAGTTTTCCATTCTAGTTTGGGTGGATAGTCCTACGCTCCCCTGGGACAATAAATCAGGGGAGCCCCCTCTTTGGGGCCCGACATAGTCACGGGTGATTGACTTCTTAATTAACAAACTTAAATTACAAAAATATGGCTTCAGTAGATTCATTAAAAGTTCGTTCACTTTTGGCCAAGGGGGTTGTTAGACAAGTCCTTTTAGACAATGCTATTGGTTTACGACTAAGATATATTGGGACAAGCACTGTAACTACAGTTGCGATTGTCCAAGCCGACAGTCTTATTCTTACGACTGCCGCCGTCACAGATACATTTTTATTTGATGGCGCAGGTAGTTATTCCACATTAGGAGCTCTTTCGGATGCGATTAATGCAACAGGAAGATGGGAATCAGTAGTTATGGATGCGCTTCGCAGTGAAGATCCGGATGATTTCTTTGTGGCAAGTGCAGACTTAGCGTCTACAAAAGATGAAAATGACGTAGTTTGTTATGACTTAAAAATAGATACAAGCGCTGCTGCTACAATGGCAGTTTGCTTATCTCCGTTAAGTCCTAACTTTGATATGCCGGAAGGGCACAGAGTTCATTTGAAACAAATAGATTACAGTGTAGATAATACAGAAGCGGCTGCTACATTGAAAATTTACAAGAGAAATGGAACAATCGAAACGTTGATTTATTCTGCCACCAATGTTGGTGATGGAACAGCGACTTCAGTCACATTTGCTTCCGGTAATGCTAAAATTACAGGTGGTGTTGATGAAGAGTTGATTGTATTCTTTGATGGTACCGTAGCCGATGCAGCGACTGTCTATGTGAGAGTTATCGGATTATATGAATAATTTTTAATTGGCATTCTAGTTTGGATGCCTAGTCCTACACTTTTTTGGGACGATAAATCAAAAAAGTCTCCGCAAGGAGCCCGATAGAGTCACGGGTGATTGACTTCTTAATTAACAAACTTAAATTACAAAAATATGGCTTCACGAGATTCTTTAGAGGTTAAAAGTTTACTGGCAAAGGGCGTTGTCAGACGGGTTTTGATAGACGAGGCAATTGGATTGCGCCTTAGATATGTTGGTACGGGGACAGTAACTACAGTTGCTGTGACTCAAGCCACAAATGTTGTTCTTACAACATCTGATGGTGGTATAGATACATATGATTTTGACACAGCGTCAAACGCCACTTTGGGCGGACTTTGTGACAATATCAATGCTGATGGTATTTTTGAAGCGGTTGTTGTGGATGCGCTTAGAAGCGAAGATCCAGATGATTTCTTTATTACAAATGCCAATACAACTGTCGGATCAGACGAAAATGGCGTAGCTTGTTACGATTTATTGGTGGATACGGATGTAGCCCTAACAATGGCTGCTTGTTTATCTCCTTTAAAACCAAACTTCGATATGCCAAGTGGGCATAGAGTTCACCTGCAGCAAATTGATTATATGATCAATAATACTGCTGCCGCCGCTACTCTTAAAATTTACAAGAGAAAAGATGCGACTGAAACCTTAATTTATTCCGCCACAAACACTGATAATTCTGCCACATCCTTAAGCTGGGCTTCTGGAGAAGGTAAAATTACAGCTGGAGTAGATGAGGAATTAGTTGTCTTCTTTGATGGCACATTGGTAACTGCCACTGGTGGGAAGATTCAATTGATCGGTATCTACGAATAGTTATCACGCTCGTTGTGGGATGGTTCTTAAAGGGCCATCCCGGCGGGATCTAAAAAGTTAATTAATTATGAATAAAATATATGAAATTTATTTCCAAAAGCACGAATCTATTAATCGTGTTACGACCAGGTTTATCGGCTCAACCCATGGTAGGTGTGCCGGCCAAACCGACAATCTCAGTTCGTTTTAAGGATGGAGT